CACAAGTTCAGTTTGACGAAATCACTATGAACGTGTATAACTCACGTGTCTATCTTGCTGGTAAACACACATGGCAAACACTTGCTATCAACGTCAGAGACGATGCTTCTGGTAATGTATCAAAAGCAGTTGGTGCTCAGTTACAACGTCAATTAGATTTCTATGAGCAGTCTTCAGCGGCAGCAGGTGGAGATTATAAATTTGAAACTGAAATTCAAATCTTAGACGGTGGTAACGGTATCAATACACCAACAGTATTAGAAAACTGGTCATTAGCAGGTTGTTTCTTACAACAAGCAAACTATCAGACTCTAAACTATGGTACATCTGATGCAGTGACTATTGCTATGACTCTACGTTACGATAACGCAGTCCAGACAAATGCTGGCGGCGATCTAAACGGCGTACCGGGTGCTGGTGTTGGACAGTCTGGTCTACAGACATTCCCAAGTCAGATTGGTACTGCTACGTAAGTATTAGAATTATTTTAAATAGAAAAACCGGTTTCGACCGGTTTTTTTATGGGTTTATTGTTTAGATAAATACTCTTATAGGAGAATAATATATGTCGCAATGGCCTTTTACAACGTTACCGGACGATATACTTAACGCATTTGCAGGTAGAGTATATGTACGTGACTGGACACATGCCGCTAAAAACTTTTTGCCCGGAGGCATGGCCAATGCAGGTAAGGTTAAATTTACTTTCCATACTTGGTTTGAAATTAATCCTACAGCATATCAACCCCCAACAGGACAAAACTACGGATTACTTGTTAAATCAATTAAACTCCCCACATTTAATATGGATGTAACAGAAATGAATCAATACAATAGAAAACGTTTGATTCAATCAAAAATTAAATATCAACCGATAGAAGTAACATTCCATGATGATAATGCATCGCAAGTTACTGCAATGTGGGACGCATATTATAGATATAACTATGCAGATGCATGGAATCCTATTGTTACACCTTTCAGTACAGCGCCTGCTATAAAAGATTATAATAGACGTAACATATATGATCCATCAATATCAGGTGATACTGAATATGGTTATAGAGGAGATGCCCGAGGCGAAGGTGGAAATAGAGCAGACGGCGGAGAAAAAGTTCCTTTCTTTAATAACATTACTGTATATGGTATGTGGGCAGGAAACTTTATAGCCTATACTTTAATTAATCCTATAATTACACAATTTGACCACGACACTTATGATTATTCAGACGGTGGCGGAACAATGCAAAATAGAATGACTATCGACTATGAAACAGTAATATATAATTCAGGTAAGATAGGAGAAGATATAGAAGACGGTACAGGACTACCCCGACGTGAACTTAATGGAGATTTAGTAGCAGGATTCGGTGGACCGGATAGTTATGATTCAACTGAAAGTCCACTGGAACAGGGCGGTAATAATTTAATAGGTGATTTTCCACCTGCATTCTTAGGAGACGATGCTTCAGCAGAAGATTATATACGATTCTTAAAAGAAACATATATAACTCAAGGATCAGGTTTAATTGAAACTGCAAAAGATCAAATACAAAACGGAATTAGAGATGCAGTTTTTAATGCTTTAGGTATAGGTGGAGATACCGATACTCCAACAAACGGAGCAACACCGAGTATTGTAAACATTGCTAACCAAGGCACAGTTACAGGTGCTAATAATAATAATACACAAGAAAGTCCACCGGCGGCAGGCTCACAAAATAGCGGCGGCACGGGAGGGGCATAATGCCAATAGAAATAACATATAGAGAAAACACATTAGAAATTTTTGACACATATTACAGTGTGCCATTAAAAGTTAATGCCGCTGATTGGGATTCAGTATATTCATATTTCTTAGGTGTTTTAAAAGGTAATCCCGAATCTGAAAGAACTAAACAAACAGCATCACAATTTGCAACTACATTATTTAGAATAGCACAAGAAACAGGCACAAACATTCAAATCTTTATGGATTACTTTAAGGCTAATGTGCAAACAAAAGTTCAAGTAAACACAGAAATGGCTTTTTATCTCAATTTATTAAAGTCAAAAACAGCATTGTATGGAGTATCAAAAGTGCCTACTCCTAATCAAGCAGTACAACGCAACGTATTGCCGTAGGGGTAACAAGTGCCTCGCAGAAAAAAATACGCACAAGGTATCTATACTGTAAAAAATCCACACAAATATGTAGGGAAAGGTAAACCTAAATACAGATCAGGTTGGGAACTTACATTTATGATTTTTTGTGATACTAATGACAAAGTAATCAAGTGGGCGAGTGAGTCAATTGTTATTCCTTATTTACATCCTTTTAAAGGTAGAAGAACTAATTATGTTCCAGACTTTTTTATTGTTTACCAAGACAAATATGGAAGAACAAACGCAGAGTTAATAGAAATAAAACCCAAAGCAGAAAGTATTATAACAGAAAAAGTTAAAAATGCAAAGCAACGAGCAACAATTGCTATCAATCATGCCAAATGGAAATCAGCACAAGCATTCTGCAAAGCACAGGGTATTAAATTTAGAGTAGTTACAGAAGATGACCTTTTCTACAATGGGCGTGGAAAGTAACTAAATAGATATATGACAAAGAAACTTGAAGAATTATTTGATATTGCATCCAGTGAAGAAAATGAACTGAATGAACCTATTCCAGGGGTAGCAGAAGAAGTTACTAAAGAAGCATTGACTAATTTAGAAAAGATTGAAACTGCTTTACCTACAGTAAGAGGACTAGAAGCATCAGACAGAGAAATGGATGAACTGAGTAAGAAAGCAGAAACTAGTTTCCAAGACTTAATGGACTTAGGAATGCAAGTTGATTCACGTTTTAGCGGAGACATTTTTAGTGTTGCTAGTAATATGTTAAATCATGCTATAACCGCTAAAACTGCTAAGTTAAACAAGAAGTTAAAGATGATTGATCTACAATTAAAGAAAGCAACATTAGATCAACGTCAAGCAAAAATGGAAGAAAAAATAGATAATATACCTTTAGGGGACGGTGCTCAAAATTTAGACCGCAATGAATTACTACGAGTATTAACGTCAAAAAACACAGAGGAATGATAAATATATTATACGGGAACTATACAATATGAAAAGTTTAAAACATTACATTGCAGAGTCAGTCCACACTTATGATTGCACAATCAAACTTGCTGGTGACTGTAGTAAAAATTTCTTAGAGTTATTTAAACATAACTTAAATAAGTTTGAGCCTAAATCAATTAAAGGGCCAACTTCAACTCCTATTATGAAATCACCATATGGTTTTCCTAATTTATCAAACGAACCAGTACACATCTTTAAGTGTGAGTTTGCATATCCCGTAACAGAACCAATGGTACAACAATTAGCACAATTGTTAGGTCACAATATTAATTACGTAAGAATGGTCAATACAGCATTTGATGATAGCATCGATAAAGAACTTGTCGGCTACGAAAATGAAATGAAAGACACACCTCTCTTACAAAATGAAGAAATGAATGACAATGGAAAAGAAGCCAGTGAAGAATATGGTGATAAGTACTTAGACAGCATTCATAAACATGCAGAACATAAAAACGTAGGTAAAGTAGGTTTGCCTGCTGATCAAAAGAACACTAAAGATGCTTTTGATCCTTGGAAGCCATGGTCAGATGATTCAATTAAAGGTCAAAAGAGTCCGATGACTGACGTTAAAAGAGGACCCAAGCCTGAAACATCAGCAGGGTACTAAGGAAGACATTATGGATTTTAAAGACATCTTAAACAAATTCGACAAAGCATCAAAAGAAGAATCTATTGTCGAAACTACTCCTAAAAGACCAGCAAACATGTTGACTGAATCAACAGAGTCTGGTGAAGTTGTAGAAGTTGTTGAAGGAGTTCAAGTACCTTCATTAAAAAATATGTTTGAAGAACTTTCACTAGAACCAGCAAAGCCTGGTGCACAAACAATTCATAAAGACGGTGAAGTAATCGGAACTGTTTCTAATCCAGCAGTTGCTAATCAAATGTCACAAGCAATCGACAAAGGCGAATTACAAATCGGTCAAGAAATGCAAGAAGCAGAACAACTTGACGAACTTGCTCCTTTAGCGGCATTAGGGCCAGCACTTATGACTGGTGCTAGAGTGGCAGGTCCTTGGTTAGCAAAACGTGGCGCTCAAATGATTAGTGGAGTCGCCAGAGGCGCAGGTAACTATGCTAAAAAGAACCCAATCAAAACTGCTGTAGGTACAGGGGTAGCCGGCACAGAGCAAGGTAGAGAACTTGCAGGCAACGTCAAAGACGGCGCTGTCGGAATGTATAACTTAACCAACACAACATTTGAAAAAATGAATGATATGATCGATTCAGGTAAACACACGTTTGACCAAGCCTCTCAAAAAATTGCAGACTTAGGTGACGGCGCAGGTGGTATGATTAGAGGCGCAATCGGTGATGCCGCATTTGATACAGTTAAAAGAACAGCATCAACATATGGTCTTCCTTTACTAGCCGCAGTAGCATTACTATACGGCGGAAAGAAAGTTTTAGATAAAGTAATGGACAAAGACGAAGATACTGTTAGAGAAGCAAAAGATTGGATCTCGGGTGCTATCAAAGACCCAGGTGCATTCTCAGCAAAAGCAAAAAGACATGGAATGACAACTAAAGCATTTGCTAATCACGTATTAGCAAA